ATCCACCACCGCCCCCGCCCCCAAAGTCCAACGCAAAGTTCAGCGCACCAATAGGCTCCATCCTCGCGGCATCGGCTTGAGTAAGCAGTGCATAGGACTCTTGCATGGCCTTGGCTTGCTCAGGAGTCTTCGGCTCAACAAACTGACTAGCTGTCTCAATAGGCGAAGCAACAGCAGGCGGGTCGGCAACCACAGGCTTCGGAGCCTCAACGGGAGCAGCAGCCCTAGCCTCCTCAGCAGCCCTAGCCTCCTCAGCAACCCTAGCCTCCTCTGCCGCACGCTCAGCCGCCAAACGATCCTGCTCTGCTGCAATGCGCTCTTGTTCTTTACGCGCTGCCGCTGCCTCACGGGCTGTCCGGGCTTCTGCCTCTGCACGCTCTGCCATGGCTGCTTCACGAGCCAACTGCGCCTCTCGGGCTGCAATCAGTTCCTGTTCTGCCCCTACATCCGAAAAAGCAGGAGCCATCTCAGGCGCAACCTCAGGACTGTATTGAGACAGGATTGACTCCATCTCTTTAGAAGAAATGCCAGAAACGGCCTCTTCAACATCAGGCATGTCACCATAAGTGTAGAAATTAGCCATGACTCACCTAATCCAAAACTTGGTAAAACCGAAGGGCCCATTCACGCCAGTTTGAAAACTGATACGGCGACGGCGGATTACGTTGCGAAATACCATTAATACCAATGATTCCTGCGCCCCAATTCTGCCACTCGCTTTCTTTCTCAAGACGAGCAATAGGGCCATAAGACTCTAAGTCAAGCACAGTGTAATCAGCCCAATTCTGCAAAGAATGGAATCGCGGGTCTGTTAAAAGACTCACGGGTTTTCTCCCAGAATCGTGCCCGTAGCCGGTTCGATGTGAACAATCGTCTGCCCCATCTGGTAATTGCCGCCAATCACGTTGCTCTCAAACCTAAAGCGCAACTCGCGACGAATCTCGCGGAAATACACTAACTGCTGCTGCTTGGTCTGGGGAGAGGCGTAAATGGTCTGTGGGTCACTCGTAACCTCAGCAGACTTGGCATTGGCCCGACCCGTAACCTGAACCGTCATGTCGCCTGCCTGAACAAAGTCTGGCTCAATCATCTCAACGCGAAGGGCCATGTTCTGCGGGTTTTCTGAAGCAAGAAGCGACATGTCAGAAGTCTCAAAGTACGACTGCACCGGCCTGATCTGAGTGCCGTTGATCTCATCCACTCCGTACTCGTGCTGCCACACCACATACCCCTTCGGGTCGTTGATGATTCTGGGGCTACCGTCTTCGGTTACACGCAAGTCACCAGTGTCCGTGATGCGATAAATAGGCTGCGTCGCCTCAGTGTCAATAACACCAATCACCAGCGGAGAGCTAAACACCTGCGCATACTGACCAGCAGAACGCCCGCCATTGGGCAGAATGGTGTCGTACCACGTTTCCTCACGCACGTTGTAAATCACAGCATGAGTACATTCAGTAGCGTTGCCACGGGGGTAGCACCACCAGATCTCGCCCCAGCGCGGTACTTTGAATGCAAAGACCTTTTGACGCTGAGCATAGTTCAAGTTGTCGTAAAACCAGTTCAGGTTAAGCTGATTCGGTACTTCGCGTACAACACCGTTGAACATCAAGAAGCGGTCAACGCCGCACCAGAAGTACAAACCATCGTACTCAATCACACTCTGCCCAGAGAGAATGCTTGACTGCGAGGTAATGGTGTCAAAGTTGAAGATGGACGATCCACCTACATACGTCGCACGAACCAAAGAGTCCAAAGACCAAAAGAGACCAGACGGAGCATTGCCAGCACCCGCTCGCAGCGGAAGCCCCTTGACGATCTTCTGACTGGTTACACGGGCAGCGCCAGAGCCAGATCCGCTCCAGTCATCCGTATATCCCGCACGGCTCCACTGCACAAAGCCATCTGTGCCATAGGCAAACACATACGGCGCAAGCGCCACAATTCCGCCAGACACCGTAACCGCAGGAACTAAGTCCAAAGCGCCCGTGCCGTTGTCGTAGCCGCGATACAAAGCGCCATTCTGATCAGAAGAAATGTCTTCCAGATCCGACGATACATGCGCCAGAATTTCGTTCTGATTGGTTGTGGTGTTATACGCCACATCAAAATGCCACATGGCATCAATGTCGCTAACGTAATACAGGTTCGTCCGATTGGTGACAATGCTGCTCGCGCCGTTTTGGCTCAGGCGAAACCGGAACACGCCATCCGACGTACCAATATGGACATAGGTATATCCATTATGATTGTGAATGTGCATGCCACGCGCAATGCCATCTAGCCGGTCTTGAAGAGCACGATAGCCGCCCATCTTTCTCGGCAGGCCACGCTGAAACCGGCACCACTGCCCGTCAACGTAATAGTTGCCTTCAAACTTCGTACCGTCCCGCTTGATACCGGGTTGCGGACGCAGAACAACTGGCTGCAAAGGCATTAGTACGTGCCACCCTTAATGGGGTCAAGATCCAAGGCAATCTGGGCCGCTGAAGTACTCGCAGCAATAAACACAGCGTTACCTACGGTCGTAGCCCCAAGGTTTGTTCTAGCACCCGATGCCGTTGTAGCGCCCGTACCACCCTGCGCCACAGAAAGCGGGATACCAATCGTGGACGTATCAGCATCCACCACATCCGTACCGTCGCAGTACAAGATGGCCCGCGCACCCTGCGATACCGTCACACCCGGCGATGCCTGACCCGAAGTGCGAATGCCTAAGGTGTAAGACCCCGTGGTCTGGTTGCTCACCCAGTACTGCTGGGCAGTCGTCGGAACAATGATGTCCCGGTTACCAGTCAGCGCACCCGTGAAGATATAAGCCGTCTTGTTTAGCTCGGCAATCGATAGCGTGTAGTTACCCGAACCGGCAACGTCAATCTGCAACACGCTAAAGGCATAAATGGCAGACTGACCAAAACCAATCGTCCAGAACTGAACACCATCCGTCACGATGATGCAGGAGTCTCCCGGCGACAACACAAGCGTCGAAGCGCCGTTAATCGACTCTGAACTATTTGGGTCAATCGTCAAATCGCCCGTGCCGTTGTTACGAACTTGCACAAACCAGTCGTTGCCCAAGGTCGGGGCAGCGGTCACGCTCAAGGTTCCTGAACCACCCGTCCAAATCAGCGCCTTGGCACGGTCGCTCACACCCGTCGTGTAGTTGGTGTTAAAGGTCGAAACCGGAGCAGACTGGTTCAGCGTCGTAGCAATCGCCTTCAGCCCAAGACCTGCCAGAGCCGACGCATTTGCCGCAGATGCCGCCGCCCCGTATTGGAACGACCGCCATGTGCCCGCAGCAGTGCTGTTGTCAGTCAGGTAAATCTGAAACGTACTACCAGAAGTCGGTGCGCAAATCTGCACGCCAGTGCTCGTCTTAACCGTAAAGGTATTTGACCCCACGTTGTTAAAGAGCACCGTCTGGCCCGTGGATGCCTCAGTCGCATCCGGCATCGTAATGACCAGACTCGTTGTCGTAGCATTGATGTCCATGATGGACGCCACAACGTCGTTCGTCGGAGCAGTCTCTAAAGGCCAATCCACAGTCTGACTAATGGTCAGAGATACATAGCGATACGAGACATCACTTGGATAAAGAGTCGTGCCGCCGAAAGTTTGTGTAAAGGATGCGGTCATGGTTATGCCTCGCGCCGGTTCGTAGACCGATCAACAATCTTTTGCAAGTCTTCGCCGTTCAACGCCGCCAGCGCACGATCATAATACGACTGCCAAAGCTGCACACGTTGGTCATCCTTGACAAAGGGCGTTGCCTCAACAAGGGCCCCGTACAGCAGCAGATTCGGAGCGTACTCAGAAAGCCAGTTGGTCTGATTCGCCTCATCCAGCAGCGGCGGCAGTTCGTAATAAAGGATCTCTACCGGATAGGTCGCGTCTGGTGTCGGCGCAAAAATCCAATACTGATAGTTGTAATCCGCGTAGAACTCTGGTGCATCAGTTTCGGTCTCATTCGGCCAATACTGCCTGATGTACTCGTAAGAACGCGGGAAAACAGGAACCCGAGTATTGTTTCCAGTACCAGTGCCGTAGTTAATGCTGACCGTATCGCGCCACCGATCAGGCTTGGCATACACCGCAACGCCGGTTTGCATCGCCATTGTCACGACATTCTGGAACCCTTGGATCTTAAGTTCACGCGCAATTCGTCGTTCAGCTAAAGTAATTAAACGAGGAATCTGATCGTAAACAATAGGGTCAGTCGCTCCGCCTCGCTCAAGGTAGTTGCGAATGTCGGACTGTAAGCTGGTAAAAGTCATCGAAGCAGGCATTACACAACTCCCGACAAATACATGGCACGTTCGTCTTTTCTGCGCTTAACCAAGCCGGGTAGAACTTTACCAGCAGCTTTAGTCCATTTGAGAAACTCGTCTGCGGCCTCGTCAAAGTCGCCCCGGTTGGTTTTCATCCGCAGCCCAGAGCGTTGCAGATTCCCAAGGCCCACGTTGAAACTGAAGGAAACCAAAGCATCGAAAATCCCTTGATTACCAAGAGCAGCAGGGCAAAGTCGGGCCACGCCGCGCTCAAACCGCGCAAGGTCTTGAGCCAAAATAGCGTCCACTTCGTCCATCGTGAGTGTGCGATCCCAGCCTGCGGGTATCGGTAGACTGCGCCGCTCTTCATACTTCACCGCAATATGCGAGGGATCAATGACATGGCCTACGCCGACGCTCCAAATTAATGCCGGACATTGGTAAGGCCGCGTCTTGACGCCCTCGTGGCATTTTATGGTTTTAATGGCAGCGGCGGAGACTTTCACTTTCCAAAAGCCCTTCCACCAAAATGAAACGCAATGATGCTGGCTAGGATTGCCATCTCGTCATCTGAGAAAACATTCTCCATTGCAATAGCAAACGGGATACCAGTTGTGTAGGCGTACCACACACCAGCCACGTTCAGCGCGACCAACTCCAAAACGAAAATATAGGTCACAACCGGGCGCACACTGGCCCGCAGGTTAATCATCCACTGGCTTGCACCCTTGCCGATCTCAATGTCGTGGGCGTAAAGAGCCTGACGCTCTTCACCTGCGGTCTGCGTCTGGATTTGCTCCAGTTTGATTTCCTCGACCCGTGCCTGTGCAATAAAGCCACGTTCTGCGAGGGCCAGTTCACGCTCACGCTGCGCTGCGACAAGGGCCAGTTCGTGCTTCTTGTCCTGCCGGTCTTGGAAGATAGACAGAATTTTTGGCAAGCCACCCGCAAGGAACGACAGGAACGTGCTAATCATCGTCATCATTTGCTTGCCCTCACTACGTCATCGCCCTTGGTCACGGTTACATGGTCGCCCTCTACGTCTACACGCATGGGCTGCTCCTTGCGATCCAGTTTGTCCAACTTGGTGATAAGGCTCTTGATGACTTCAAACTCTGGCTTTTCTTCCTTCTCAACCGTGCCTGCAATGCCGTTCAGCATCGAAATCAGCGCGGTCAATGAGGCACCCAACAACCCCATCACGGCTGCAATCTTGTCGCTATCCAATGCAAGGCTCGACAGGACTCCGATCACCACGATGATGGTGATATAGGCCAGTCCGTGTTTTCCGATAGCCTTACCCGCCACATCCTTGGCGCTGCTGTTGGCCTCAAGCCGCTGAAGTTCAGCCTTGATCTGTACCTTGAGCAGTTGGATGTCGTCGTTCATTTGATGGCTTCCACCAGCATAGAGGTCATGGTTCCCAGCGCACCCAGCAGGATCACGATGATCGTGCCGCCGACCGTCATTACAAGTTTCTCCAGCCGCTTCAGACGCGCATGGATGGCCTCGTACCGCACCGAGCATACGTCGATGTGGCTCGTTACCGTGACTTCCAGTTCCTGCACGGTTGTCATGGCGTAGCCCACGGCAGCGGCGGGGTCACAATCGGCGGGTTGATCTGGTTCTGGATTTGCTGCTCTACAGCGGCTTCCGTAGCGTCCTTGTCCACGCCACTCGCCCAAATCCAGCCCAGCACCTGATCCTGCGTGAGATTGGCATACGGGGTGAAGGACGTACCCTCCACGACCGGGAACGAGCAGGTGCTATAGACGCTGCCGTAGTAGTTGCCATCCACGCCGTTGCACTGCCAGTGCGCCGTGACGACGTAATCCGCGCCCTCTGGGGCTTGCGGCAAGCAGTTCAGTTGGCTGATGTTCCAAGTGATTGTGGTCATTTCGGTTCTTCCTTTGGCAGATGCGGCTCAACCTGTTCCTTGAGTTTGGCCCAGAGCGGGTGTGCGCCCTGCGAGGTCGGGAGTGACCCCAACAGGTTCACGATGGCAACGGCTTCCTCAAGCGATACTTTCAGTTCAACGTCCACGGGTCATTACTCCATAGTTTTGATTCACAACATACGCATACACGACACCCGCCGCGAGCGTGAGCATCCACATATCGACGTACCACAACGCCCACACGCCGACCAACTTGATGCCGACCATCACGGCCAGCGGGTCGAACTTGGCAAAGAGTTTCGCCAGCACGGGGTTCAGTTCCCGCCCGCCTTGCTTGAGTACCGTCAGCGTCGTGTAAACGTCAGCGGCTTGCAGAAGGACATAGAGGATCAGTAGGCCGGTGTTCATGCACTAGCCTTCAGCGCAGCCATGTCGGCTTCCAACTGTTCGATACGCGCCATTGCTTCTTGCAGGGCTTTTGCTGCCTTCATCAGCAAGATGGACGACTTGACCGTCATCGTCGTGGTGCCGTCCGGCTCTTGCGTCTGCGTGACGTTGCCTTCCTCGTCTGTGACTTCCACCGTCTTCATGTTCGGGTGTTCGTCAACCAAGCCGGGGCAAACTTGCGCGAGTTCCTGCGCCACCACGCCAAACATTGCAGGCGCGTCGGGGTTGGCCTCTACGTCGGTCTTCATCCGATACTTTCGGAACCGAATTGCCTTGAGGTCATCCCACTGGCTGCTGGCGTCTACAATGTCTTGTTTCAGTCGTTCGTCAGAGATAGTGCCGTATACGCCGTCGTGGTTTGCGAGGTCACCGTCTGCCCAAATATAGCAACGGATAGCGACATTATCTTCGGCCCTAAAGAAAAACTGAGTATTGTTATCTGGAGCCGCTGCGGTAAATTCAACCGCTATTCCATACGGGGTGCTTGCATTTGAATTTGTAACAAAAACGGTTGGATTGCTTCCATCGCTGTTACGCAATTCATGGTACACGCCAGCCGCATTTCTGTACGTCCCATCATTACTCGCCTTGAAATAGCCCCCCGCCGTGATGCGTGCGCGTTCGGTAGTGCCGCCAGCGCCGTCTGACGTAGTGGCAAAAACAAGCCTTCCCGGCATATCACTTGATGCACCGGGAGTTCCGTCTACTTCAGCGTAGATTTCAGCGGCAGAGTTGTAGTCCGTTCCGTTTGCGCCGCTAAACCGCACCATTCCAAGTCTGTCGCCAGAGGCAACAATGGAGTTTGTACCGAGCGTGCCGGAGCCAGACCTTTGAAAAGTCAAATACCCGGTGTTTTCGGCGTTTCCGGCTGCAACATATTGATTGACGAAGATTGAGCATTGGTTGGCGCTGGTTCCTGCGCTGCTCAATTCAATCGTTTTGTTAAGCACCGTGCGCGGAGTTGTGTCACCGACAAGCAACCGGCCCGACGCATCCAGCGTCATCGCCTGCGTCCACGAGATCGCGGTGTTTATGGTGCCGGAGGGGGCGGTGAGCCATTGGTGAGTACCACTAGCGCCAGAACTATACATTGACGCATAGTTTGTAGTCTTGTAAAGCCAAGCAGAATTAAAGTATGCGTTATCTGTCAAATAAACTGTATTGTTATAAGACCAAAGACCGCCATTTCCAACAAGATCAAGTGATTTTCCAAGCGTATTCGCACTCGGCGTGACCCCGAGGCCGAGGTTGTTTGCGGTGTCAATCCTCATGGCTTCACTGCCATTGTTGAGGAATGTCATGTTGCCAGCGCCTTCAGCAACAATTGAAAGTCCTGCTGTAGTCGTAGAGATACTTGCGTTACCGAATGGCGCGTTTGCTCCGACACCGAAGGTCATGTAATTGGCGGCGTTAGAACTGTCTGCTACGCGAGATTGACCAGAAACATGCAACTTCGCCGCCGGACTCGCCGTGCCGATGCCGACGTTTCCGGTTCCGGTTGCAAGAATTGCTGGAGTACTGAACGTAGTTCCATCTGCCGCAGTTGATGGAATAATTGCAAAGGCACCAGCGGCAACATTGCTTGCTCCAATCTGCCAGTTGTATTGACCGCTTGCTGCTTGCCCAATGAAATTTTGACGTATCCCGTTTCCGGTTTCGCCTTTAACAACTAAAGCAACAGCACTTGAATTTGAGTTATTAGCGGTAATTGGCCCAGTAGAACTAAAATTCGTCCCATCAAACACCAGCGCCGTCCCACTCGTCGCCACCTTGCTGCCGTTTAAATACAACACGCCGTTGGCGGTGCCAGCACCAAAAGTCGGGTTATTAGTCAGCGTCGTGATGCTGGCGGAAGTGGCAATCAGGTTGGTGATCGTGGCAGAAGCAGACCGAAATACCGTTGCCGAAACGTCCGCGCAAGTCAGACTGCTGGGGTTCGTACCCAGCTCAATCACAGCGCTTGCGGAGGTCATGGAGTAAACGCGCTTATCAGCGGTATTGACCGCGACTTCAACGCCCCCTGCCAGATTGGTCAGGTTAGCCGTGCCGGGAACTGAACCC